ATCCTCTCCTTTTTGACTAAACAAAGGTTGGTATGTTTGCACAAAGTTTTCTCTAAATTTAGCGTAGCTTGTCCATACATTAAACACATCTGTAATAGGTAGGTCTAAGAATATTTCTTGTCTAATCTTTAAATCGTATGTGTAAGGCTCATATTTTATATTAGACCATTCATCTAGCTTAACTTTCTTAAACAAAATAGCACAAATTAAAGGTAGGTTTTTGATGCCATCTTTAAAGTAGTGTTCAATATCTATAAACTCGCCTAAAGAAAGTTTCTCGAATGGCTTAAAAGTATAATGCCCTAGTTTTTGTATGTGATTTTTAGATGGATAACTACGAATAAAATTGACTTTTTTCATCAAGTCATTCAATTCGTCTAGTTCCATTTCTTCAAATACATCTATATCCTCATCTAAAAGAATAGATAACACTAGCACATTATACTCTATTAATGAATCAAACTCGTTTTTGTCTAGTTCAGCAAGTTCTATAAACTGCTCAAGACTAATGTCACTCCACGACTTCGGTAACTGCATCTAGTTGGGTTGCTGTGTTAGATATTTTTTGACCTATGTAGTTTACATAGGGTATGCAAATAGAAGTTTAGCTTTATGCTTTAAATGACTTTCTGTGTAGTGTTCACTAGATGACAAATCAGTACGTTTAAATATAATAGCCATTACATCTAGAATGTATGCAGATGGTTTTTGTTTGATAATCTTTTCGATGTGTTTTAAATCTTTTACGTTCAGCTTAAACTCATTATCATATGCTTGATATGTGTATCCGTTTAAATCGAATGACTTTAAAAATGAATTATCAATGTTAGGTTGGTTTTCATTCCATTGCTTTACGTATTCCTTAAACTCGGAGAAATCTAAACCATCTACCTCATTTTCATCTGCGCCCAAAAACACGAATACCTTTACCCATTGTTCTATTTTATCAAGTGACTCGTCAGCAAGTATTGATGTGATGGTTTGAAACTCGTGTAGAGTAAACTCATCTACTCTGTTTTTAATTGTTGTTGTACCTAGTTCTATCATTATTGAAGTTTATACAAATGTACAAAAATTGTACACTAACAAATAAATGTGTAAAATAGTTATGAGTGAATTGCCTATTAAAAAAATAACCATAGACGACGAATACAGCGAGGGTAATGACCTTGGTGTCTCTATGATTGCATTCACCCGAAAACCAGCCATTGTTACTAAAGGAATTGCATTCAGTAGTCACGAGAAAAAAATGATGTTCGCAGATGAGCCTAAGATGCGTATATGTGCGCCTCTAATGATACCAAGCGAAATCTATCGTAACGATGAGGATGGAGAATACTTTGTGCAGTTCACAGAGGAAGAGACCGAGAAAATCTTTTCTAAATTCATGGCTAACCTAAACAACCAAAACTTGTTTAATGTAGAACATACAGATGAGGTTGTACCAGCTTATGTACTAGAAGCATGGATAGTTGATGACCCTGAGACCGACAAGTCAAAATCGTTTGGTATAGATGTCAAAAAAGGTACAATCATGTGTACTGCTCAAATCACGAACAAAGACTACTACAATGAACTTGTGGACTTGGGTAAAGTAGGGTTTTCTATTGAGGGTTTTTTCGGGTTGAAATTTAGCGAACAGGAACAAACAAATAAATATAGTATGAAGTTACCCGATGGTGAGCATCTAATCGAGGACAAAATCTACGTTGTAAAAGATGGAGAAATTGTAGAGATTAAAGATGTCGAAGAAAAAGAGGTAGAAGCTGCTGCTGAAGTAGAAGAACCTAGATATTGTTGCACCAGCACTCGAAGCACTTAAAGCTGAACTTTTGCAAGTCATTGCTGACAAACTTGCACAAGAAGAAGTTGAAGAGGAAGTAATAGAAGAAATGAAAGAACAAAAAATGTCAGCACACGAAAGGCTAATAAAATACAGACAAACTTTTAAAGACTAACAAAATGGAAAGAAAATTAAAATTTGACTTGGACATCGAAAGCAATGCATTATTGTGTCCAAACCCTAACGAGTTTTATTCACGTGCGTATATCAGCGAAGACATCGTAGATAACTATCGTTCATTACCTGGAATTAAATCTGCTACTAAATTAGGTAACATCACATTTGGTAACATCCTACAGGCATCTACATGTAACTTTTCTGCACCAACTGACTTGTTAAATGCAATTGACATTGATGTATGTGCTGTTTCTGCAATGGCGCAAATCTGTCAATTTGATTTAGAGCAGTCATTCGTAGCTTTACAGATGGCACAAGGTTCTAATGCAGACTTTACCGTTCCAGCATTCATGAATTATTACTGGGATACAATGTCTAAGCAAATTGGTGAGGATGTTGAATTGATTAGATGGCAAGGTGACACAGCATCTGCTAATGCTACACTAGCATTGTGTGATGGTTACTTGAAAAAGTTATCTAATGATGGTGATGTAATCTCAGGAGGAACAGGAGCAGTTAACCAAGGTAACGTATTAACTAAATTACAAACAGCATTCGCTGCATTACCAGCTGCTGTACAACGCAAAAAAGCTGACCTACGTATTTTCGTAGCACCTAATGTTGCACAAGCATACGAATTTGCTGCTGCATCAGGTAACACTATGACTTATGTAACTGCACCTTTAGCACTTACTTTCTTAGGAGTTAAGGTAGTGGTTTGTGAGGGTATGCCAAACGATACATTCGTTATCACTTTGAAATCTAACATGATTTATGCATTCGATGGTGAGCAAGATGGTAAAGGGTAGTGGTTTGTGAGGGTATGCCAAACGATACATTCGTTATCACTTTGAAATCTAACATGATTTATGCATTCGATGGTGAGCAAGATGGTAAAGCATTAAAAGCTGTTAACTTATCTGACTCTGTAGCAGAGCCTTACATCCGCACACGTGCTAACTTGAAGATTGGCTTCTACTACACTAATCCAACAGAAATCGTATTATACGCTTAATATTAACAAGGGGTAGGTGACTACCCTTTTTAAACCTTTATAAAATGGCTTGTCAAACAATAACATCTATTCTTCGTGGGTGCGATGGCAACATCGGAGGTATAACAAATGTGTATATCAACGATTTAGCAAACGTAACTGCGATTACTGAGGATGCTGCGACTTGGGAGATTACTGCAATGACGGTTTCATCCGACTTTAAAGCATTCGAATTTTTAAGAAATACCTCATCTTATGTTGAGGAAGACCAAAGAGATTTAGTTGCTGGTTCAAACTTTGTACGTGCTACTATCACTTTAGTGTTCTCTAGAAGAGAGGCTGCTAAATCTAAAGCAATCAAGATTTTAGGTGAGGGTCAAAGAGACCTAGCTGTGATTGTTAAGGATGCAAATGGTAAGTTTTGGTATTTCCCATATGCTCAATTAGCAACCGTTACTGAGGGTTCAGGAACAGCTAAAGCAGATGGTTCTAAGTACAACATCACACTAGTAGCGGAGAACGAGAATCTCGCTTATGAAGTTGATTCAGCGGTGATACCTACTATTATCTAATAGCTACACTTTAATAGATGAGCCTACTCTTAAATGGGGTAGGCTTTTCTATTGATGTACAATGACTATAATCTTTGTAATATAGTTATGATATACATTGAAAAGGGGCAAGAAAATAAAGTAGTGTTAACTCTTACAGAAAGTAGCACTATTACATCACCCTATTTTTTGTTTAAGTTTGAGAATGAGTATAACACCTCATCAACACCTTTATATTGGTCACCAACTGACCAAAGCAGTTACCCTGAAAGATACAACCTATTTATACTTGAAGAACCAAGCGATTTGAACTTAGTTATCGGTCAATATAGCTATCGTGTTTATGAAAGTGAAACACCGATTGTAGTGACACCATCTACAAACGAGGAGGGTTTGACTGAGTTAGAAGAGGGTAGAATGCAAGTTATAGGTACATCAACATCAATATACGACTAATGAAGTTATTCGGTTTTAATTTAAGCAGAGACAACTCTGTCAAAGTAGAGGAGGTACAAGGATATAAGACCTTTAGCACACCCTTTTTAAAAGTAGGTAAAGGTAACCTATCAACACCTTACATTGACTCTAGGGTACTTGTTAATGGGTATGTTCGATTTGGTGCAGACAACCTATACCCCCAACTAATTAATCAATTATACTATACCTCACCTTTGCATGCATCTATCGTTGATTTTAAAACGAATGCGACAATTGGTGGAGGTTTTGAAGTGATGAAGCCTAAGTCTATCACAGCTATTGAAGAGGTAGATATTTTAACGTTCATCAAAAGACTTGATTTAAAGGTGGTAATGCCACAGATGACCAAGGACATTATACTACATAACAGATGTTACTTTAAAATCACTTTCAATCAATCTAAGGATGTTATTAAGGTTGAATTTGTAGGTGCTGAAAAAGTGCGTAAAGATAAATTTGGTGAGAACTATTCTATATGTTATGATTGGTCAACTTTAATAGATGTTGAAACTATCAAACCATATAAACACGATTGCCAAGATAGAACACAGCTATATATCTATGAGGCTAAATGCGTAGGTCAAGATGTTTATCCATTGCCTAGCTATACATCAGCATTCAATTGGGCATTTCTAGATGGTGAGATGTCGTATCTTCAAAAGAGTAACATCGTTAACTCTATCTTTCCAAGTTTTGCAATGATGTTCCCAAAAAAACCACAGACTCCCGAAGAGATGCAAGGGATAAAGGACACCATAGAAAAGGGAAAAGGTGCAAGTGAAGCGGGTAAAGCATTAGCTTTCTTTGCAAACAATAAAGACCAGCTACCAACGATTGAAGCTATACCAACAAGCAACAACGATAATTTATTTCAAGTTACGACAGAGTCAATAGATTCCAAAATTTGTCAAGCACATATAATTGACCCTATCTTAATGGGAATTAGAGTAAGTGGTAAGTTAGGAAGTGGAACAGACATCAAACAAGCATACACTATTTTCGAGAAAAACGATGTAATGCCTAGACGAAGCCTAGTCGAGGATATAATCAATGACCTCTTCGACATTGCTAAATTACCATGTTCGATTAAGTTGAATAACTTTCAAGTTATCAATGAGACTATCATCGAGGTAGAAGATTCAACGAAGAAAATAAACGATGCACTTAACGCTATGTCACCATTGGTAGCTACTAAAGTGCTTGAGTCAATGACTGAAAATGAGATTAGAGCATTGGCATCATTACCT